AACAGCATTCATACGAGAGATTAGTCTCTCTGCACGTTTGGGAACTTGCGTTCTCCATTTCGAATCGTGCATTTGATTTGCACATTCTTCCCAGTTTCTCTCAGTCACAGCTTTACAAAGTTTCTTAAATTTAGACAATCTCGGTCTGCCCAGGTTGAACATCATATTGGCTAAGATCTGCTGCACTTCTTCTGGTAAATCTTGAAAATTACCGAATAATTGTTTGCACTCGTCAATCGTAATCTGGATGTCTTTGTCGAATAATTCATTGACTCTCTCTTCTGATACTGGTGTACCAACTGGTTTG